TTAGGACTTTTGGTATTCTTGGTTTCTTAATGCTTGGTGGTAAAGGAAAAGCATTAGTTATTTTAATAGGTGGTTTTATAGATGAAATAAGATCAATGATGGGCAGTTTGCTAATGGATTTTGCTGGTTTTAATCAAAAGATATTAGAGATAAGAAAATCACTTGGATTAGTAAGTGATGAAAATTTTGTTAAAATATTAAATCAAAACAATCAATTAGTTGGTATAGCAACAAACTTAAAAAAACCAATAAATGAATATAGAAAAGAACTTGAAGCAACAAGTGGTGGATTAGATACAACAACAAAAAAACTTAGAGCATTTTTAGAAACTTTAGAAGCAAAAGCTTTATTATCAGCAAAACAAGTAGAAGAAATATTAAATAAACTCAAAGGTGCAACAGAAGAAAGTAAAAAGGTTGGATTAGAATTAGGTAAAGTAAAAGAAAATATACTTACTGCATTTAAAAAAGATTTTGAATCTATAAACGAAACACTTGGTAAAATGGCTCAAAGTGGTATCAAAGCATTTTCAAGAGGACTAGCAGAAGCTTTAGTTCTTGGTAAAAATTTAAACATGACATTTAAAGAAATAGCACAAAAACTATTAGTAGATATTGTAGCTTTTACAATTCAATTAGTTATTCAAGAAACAATTAGAAACGCACTTAAAAAAGAAGAAGTGGACAAAGAAAGAGAAAAAACAAAAGAAATGCAAAAACAATTAAGAATTCAAGGTATGATGATGTTAATGGGTGGTAATCCGATGGGGTTTTTAGGTTTTACTTCTCCTGGATTTGCAAAAGGTGGAGCAGTATCAAAAGGTCAGCCTGTTGTTGTTGGAGAAAGAGGTGCTGAATTATTTATACCAAACTCATCAGGTCAAATAACACAATCAGCTAGAGGTACAGGTGGTGGAGCAGTTAATGTGAACTTTACAATAAACACAATAGATTCAAGAGGGTTTGACCAAGCACTTTTAGAAAACAGAGGTACAATATCTTCAATAATAAATAGTGCATTATCAGAAAAAGGTAGAGGAGAGTTAATTTAATGTCAGGTGCATTTCCAATATCATCAGCTAAATTTGAAACATTAGGTATTAAATCAACACAGAATACTATTATTTCTAAATCTATATCAGGAAAAAAATTATCAAGACAAGTAGATAATCAAAGATTTGGTTTTACTGCTAGAATTATTACAGCAAAAAGATCAGATGTTTATGGAGAACTTATGGCTTTTATTATGAAGCAAAGATCAAGCAAAGAAAATTTTACAATAATCCCACCTGAGATAGAAGATGCAAGAGGAACAGAGACAGGAACAGTATTAATAAATGGTGTCCACACAGTAGGAGATACAACGATTGCTATGGATGGCTTTGCTGGAGATGGTGCTGGAAGATTTAAAGCTGGAGACTTCTTGAAATTTGCATCACATACTAAAGTTTATATGGTTGTTGAAGATGCTACTTCATCATCTAATGCTTCAACTGTAACAATAGAGCCACCTTTAATATCTGCTTTAGCAGATAATTCAGTAGTTACTTATGACAATGTATCTTTTACTGTTCATCTTACAAATGACATACAAGAGTTTGGTGTAGTAGGTGCAGATAAAGATGGTAATTTATTATATCAGTTTGAGGTTGATGTTGAAGAATCTCTTTAATGAAAAAATATAAAATTACACATTTAATTAGTGCAGACTTTGAAGCAACTGTAATTGTTAATGAAGATGAAATAGATACTAATTTAAACGATTTAAAGGAGTATAAAAAACCTGATAGTAAATTTAATTTTACCATGATAAAAGGTACAGAAAGCATAACAAGAACATATTACGAGGAACATGGCACGAACACTAACGACAGCAGTAAAAAACGAGTTATTAACAAATGAAATACGACCAATTCATTTGCTTACTATTGGATTTTCAACACCTGTAAATCTTACAGATTGTAGTTTTGATTTAACATCATCAGTATCAGGCTCTAGTGTTACTTATACTGCATCTCCATTTCTAGTATCTTTACCATCATTTGAAGAACAAACAGACTTAACAAAAGTAACATTAAGCTTAGTTTTATCAGGAGCAGATCAAACATTTATATCAACAGTTTTAAATGAAAATGTTGTGAATGATACTGTTACAATATTTAGAGGTTTGCTAAATTCATCTAATAGTATTATAGCCGACCCAATATTATTATACTCAGGTAATATAGAAACATTTGATATAGCTGAGTCAGAAACAGACTCTAGTGTTCAGTTATCAGTAGTATCTCATTGGGCTGATTTTGATAAAAAGTCAGGTAGAAAAACAAACAATTCTTCTCAACAAAGATTCTTTAGTACAGATGTTGGTATGGATTTTTCAAGTCAAACAGTATTAGATATAAAATGGGGTAGAAGCTAATGACTACTTTTGATGAAGTTATAAACTTCTATAAACAATTTAATAGATACAAAACCAATACATACGAAGAATTATACAATCACATAATACAATCTATTAATTATAATCAGTATAAAATATTTAAAGATAAAGGTGTTTATGGTTTTACTAATTGGGCTTTTGTCAATCAACAAACAGAAGATAAGTTTTTAAACACAGGCATAATAGATAATTGGAATTGTGGAGATATTATGTTGCATATTGATTTTATTGCTACAAAAAATGTCAAACAAATAATGAGTTGGTTAAAAAACAATAGTGCGAAACTTTTAGGATTAAATAAAAAGATACATTGGGTAAGATTAGATAATGATAATAAAGTTAGAAAAATTATGAAACAAACTACAAAGGATAGCTGGTTATGGGTGGAGTAGTTAAAAGTGTTGTAAAAGCTGTATCTAGTGTTGCTAAAGTAATTAGAGTAGGTAATTTTTTAAGTGGCATGAATCCTTTTGTAGCTTTAGGTGTATTTGCTGTTGGTTGGTTATTTATGAGATCAATGAAGCCTGAAGTACCTGACTTTGGTACAAATGATTTTGAAGAAACAGAGAGAGGTATATTAGTAAATAAGCAATCTAACAATGCTTCTATTCCTGTAATTTATGGAGAAAGACTTGTTGGTGGAACAAGAGTATTTATAGAGACATCAGGAACAGATAATGAATTTTTATATATAGCTTTAATTTTATCTGAGGGAGAGATTAATGCTATTACAGAAATAAGAGTTGATGACAAAGTAGTAACATTTAGTGGTGCATTGAATGATAATACCCAAAGAACAGTAGCAAGTTCAGATAGTAATTTTTATAAAGATGGTGCTAGTTATATTACGATAGAGCCACATTTTGGTAGTGATGGACAGAGTGCATCAAGTTTATTATCTACATTATCATCATGGGGTAGCAATCATAAACTATCAGGTGTTTGTTATCTAGCTTTAAAGTTTAAATGGAACTCAGATATATTTGGTGGGATTCCTGTTGTTCAAGCAAAAGTACAAGGTAAAAAAGTTGTTACTTTAGATGCAAGTTTAAATGAGTCATCTGCAACTTTTTCTACTAATCCAGCATTTTGTTTATTAGATTATTTAAGAAACGAAAGATATGGAAAAGGTATTGCAACAGCTAATATAGATTTACAATCTTTTAGAGACGCATCACAAGTTTGTATTACTCAGGTAACACCATTTTCAGGTGGAAGTGATATTAATATATTTGACACAAATGCAGTAATAGATACATCTAAAAAAGTAATTGATAATGTCAGAGACATAGTAAAAGGTATGAGAGGTTATCTTCCATATGTTCAGGGCAAGTATAAATTAGTTATAGAAACAACAGGGTCAGCTTCAGTATCACTTACAGAAGATGATATTATAGGTGGATATAATTTAGCATCGCCATCTAAAAATTCTAAATATAACAGAGTTATTTGTTCTTATATTAATCCTGATAGAAACTTCCAAGTAGATGAAGTTCAATATCCAGCCATAGATGATAGTGGTTATTCAACAGCAGACAAACACGCAACTATGAAATCAGCAGATGGTGGATTTTTATTAGAGGGTAGATTTGATTTTAAAACTATTACTTCAACATATCAGGCTGAAGAAATGGCTGAGATTATTTTAAGAAGATCAAGAGAAAGCTTAGGTCTTAGTATTACTTGTGGATTTAAGGCATACGAATTACACATAGGAGATATAGTAAATATTACATTATCTAGTGTTGGTTTTTCTACAAAAGCTTTTAGAGTTTTATCAATGACATTTAATGCTGATTACACAATCAGTTTGCAATTAGTAGAACATCAAGACTCACATTATACTTGGGCATCAAAAGGACAGGTTGCTAGTACACCATCAACAAACTTACCAAATCCCTTTTCTATTCAGCCACCAGCATCAATTACATTATCAGATGAAATGATTGAGTATGCAGATGGTGTTGTATTAACAAGATTAAATATTCAAATAGGTGCAAGTACAGACCAATTTGTTCAGTATTATCAAGTAGAAGCCAAACAAAGCACAGAGTCTAATTTTAAAATAATATCAAATGGTACACAGTTATTGCATGAATTACTTAATGCTGTTGATGATGCTACTTACGATGTAAGAGTAAAAGCTATCAATAGTTTTGGTGTATCTTCAAGTTATATATCAGCAAGTAGAAAAATTGTAGGTGCAACTGAAATACCTAATAATGTTGATGATCTTTCTGTATCTATGGTTGGGTCAAATCAAATGGAGTTATCTTGGACACCTGTAACAGATTTAGATATTAGTTGGTATGAAGTAAGATACCAAGATGTTCAAAGTGGCTCTACATGGAATGATAGTACACCACTTGCTAAAGTAGTTAGAAGAAAATCTAACTCACTTGTAGTAAATGCACAAACAGGTAGCTTTTTAATTAAGGCAGTAGATAAATTAGGAAATGCAAGTGCTGAAGCTTCTATTGTAACTACTAATATTTCAGGGCTTCAATCTTTTAAAAACATACTAACTGTGAGTGAATAATGGCAGATTTTTTAGGAACAAGAGATAGTAATGTTGCATTATCAGAAGATAATGTTGGAAGAAAAGTTTTAATATTAGATACGATTACACAATTTGATAGTGGTGTTGGTAACATAGAATCAGCAGAGGGTGTCTTTGATCTTGGTGGAACAGACTCTACTTCTAATCCAACAAACTTTAATTCTAATATACAATCATCAGGATTTTATACATTTGCAAATACCATATCATTAGATGCAGTTTATGATGTTAATTTAGGTGCTGTTATTGGTATGAGTACAGAAGATGAATATGATTTATTTGATTCAGGTAGAGGTGCAACTTTATTTGAAGATGCTAAAGCACCTTTTGATGGTAGCCCTGAAGTTCAGGCTGGAGCAGAAATACAGGTAGGAGCAAGTGATAGTAGTTTAGCAAGTATTACTAGCTTTCAAAAAATAGCACAGCAAAGCACAATAAAAGGTAGATTTTTTAAATTTAGATGTAAGATTACAAGCGATAATAATAAGGTAAGAGCAAAAGTTCATACTCTACAATACAAAGTAAATTTTGAAGTAAGAACTGAGTCAGGAGAGGATGTTGTTGCATCAGCTTCAGGTCAGGCAATTACATTTACAAATTCTTTTTACGCAACTCCAAGTATCGGTATTTCAGCACAAGGATTGCAAACAGGAGACTATTATCAGATCACAAGTAAATCTAAAACAGGCTTTACAATAAGGTTTTATAATAGTAGTAATACAGGAATAAGCCGAACTTTTGATTATCAAGTGTTTGGATATGG